AACTTCGGTTCTCTCTTTTTTTATTTACGCACTAAATAAGTTCATGGAAAACTTTCAAGGTCAAGATGGGTTTGTATGGTTTACTGGTGTTGTTGAGGATAGAAATGACCCAACAAAACTAGGCCGTGTTCGTGTTCGTTGCGTAGGTTATCATACAGACGATAAAGTAAAAATACCCACTGAGGATTTACCTTGGGCGTGGGTACTACAAACAGTTCACACACCATCAATGAATGGTATGGGTCATACGCCTGGGTTCTTAGTTGAAGGAACTTGGGTCATGGGTTTCTTTCGTGACCCAGAAACATTGCAAGAACCAATTATTATGGGTTCATTGCCTGGCGTTCCAGACCAATTAGGTGACCCTAATAAGGGTTTTCATGACCCAAATCGTAGAGAAACTAATCCAGACCTAGATGGATACAATACTTCTGTTTATCCAAGAACCACTGGAGAGCCAGACACAAACAGACTTGCAAGAAATTTTGAAGTACAAGATACAATTGTAGGTGACAAGAAAGCAAAAGTTGTTGAGGGTATTCGTAGTGCAGATGGAACTACCTATGATGAACCTACCACAACTTATAATGCAGTATACCCAAAGAACCATGTATTTGAATCTGAGTCTGGACACATTGTAGAATATGACGATAGTTCTGGTGTTGAAAGAGTTGCACAACATACAATGCCTGGCACGTTCTATGAAGTTGATGCAGCTGGTAATCGTGTAGATAAAGTTGTATCAAATGATTATCACTTAGTTAGCGGAAATAATCACGAGCACGTTCAAGGTGATATGCATCTTACTGTTGAAGGTACATTGAATATTAAATGTAAAGCATTTAACGTAGAAGTAACAGATGACTATACTGAAGATGTTGGTGGTAGTAAGACAATTAAAATTGAAGGTACTAGAACTACTGATATTAATGGTGCAGTATTTAATGTTTACAATGATACGTTTGATGAAAGTATTCACGGTAACATAGATTTACGATACGGTGCAGAAGATGGTACGTTCTCAGAACATATTAAATCTGATATTACAAGAAACTATAGTGCAAAGGTTCTAGAGTATTTAAAGGAAACTTACGAACAACATATTACAGAATCATCTAAGATATTTGTTAAAACAGACTTTGAACATCATGTCACTGGTAATTCTAAAATACTTGTTAAGGGAAATTATGATTTAGATTCCACTGGTGCAATGACAATTGATGGTGCAACAGTAAAAATCAATCAACCAAGTGGTACACAAAACGCAGCTCGTAAAGGTGATGCGGCCGATTCTGGTGAGGGCGCCCACGGTGATGGTAGTGATGTAATTGAAGCTGGTTCTGGAACTGTTCTTATTGGTGATACAAGTTCTGTAGTTGCACCAACTGAAAGTACAGAAGTTACGGAAACAGATTTAACAGAAATACAACTACCAGAAATTTTAAATTCAGAACCAAAGTCTTCGACAGTCGGTGGTGCTGGTGATGATGAACCAGAAGAGGTTGATGAAGAAACTGGTGTATCAACAAGTCTTCTTCCCCCAGCAGGAAGAAGTGGTGGCGCAGTATCCGCTGGTGGTTCTGGTGCAGAAAGTGGTGCGATACCAGAAAATGCAATTACAGTGCCAGGCGATTGTACAAGAGCAGACTTGGGTTCACAATCAGAAAGATATGAGTCAAACGGAAATCCAGGCGCTATCAATACAAAGTCTGCATCAAAAGATAGAGGTGGTTGGTCATACGGTTCGTATCAGATTGCGACAAAGGTTGGAACATTTAAGAGTTGGATGTCATTCTTAGCAAAAGAAGAAAACGGATATACAGATTTCTATAACAGTCTAAACAATGTTGGGGGTAATGCGGCCGCAACAAGAGGTGACACTTCGTTTAGAAATAAATGGAAAGAACTAGCCGCAAATGATACAACTGCAACAAGGTTTAAACAAGCACAACACGACTTTATACAAAGAACACATCATGACCCAGCTGTTCGTTCAATAACAAAAGACACTGGAATTAATGTTTGTGATGGTTCGCATAGTAATGGATTACAAGATACAGTCTGGAGCACAGCAGTTCAGTTTGGGCCAGGCGGTGCAAGAAAAATATTTAAAGAAGCACATACAAGTCTGAAACAAAAGAACGCAAGGAAAGACCCACCAGTAACAGTAATTACAGATGCAGACTTAATTAATGAAATACACGATATTAAGATTAATACTGTACCTACTAGATTTAGAAGTAGTCCAGCACTACATGGTGGTTTGATTAGTAGATTTAAATCTGAGAGAGGTGTAGCACTTGCAAATGCATCTACTGGAAGTGCAACAACTTCTAGTACGATTGTCTAAATAACTAAAGAGGTATATTATGGAAATCATATGGACATTATTATTAACAGCGTGTTTTTCTGATACAAATTGTTTATATCAGAATGTACAGTTTTTTAAAAACAAACAAGAATGTGTTGTTCTGAAAACAGAACTAGAAGTTATGAGAGATGGTGATTGGAAAACAATAGATTATCAATGTAGACCTTTAGGGAGTCAAGACGTATAATGGCAGTACAACCAGCATATAGAGATGCAGAGAGAACAAACGATTCTCCTCGTTCTGTACGAATCTATAAAGATTTAAATCTCAACTTTGGTAGGCATCCAGTTACAAAAGAACTTCAAACTATAAGTGATGCGGCCGCAGTAAAAAGAAGTGTGCGTAATTTAGTTCAGTACGGATACTATGAAAAACCTTTTCACCCAGAAATTGGTTCTGGTGTTCGTGATTTGTTATTTGAAAATATGACTCCACTAACTGCACAAGTATTGTCGCAAAAGATACAAGATGTTATTAACAATTTTGAACCAAGAGCTCAACTTGCTGGAGTTGAGGTTATTCCTAGATTTGACAATAACACATATGAGGTGATAGTTGAGTTTTACATGGTCAATGCACCAGCGGAATTGATAGACTTAGCATTCACATTAGAGAGATTACGATAATGGCAACTATAAATAAAAAACTAGACGTTACCGATTTAGACTTTGATGATATCAAAGGAAATCTAAAAACATTCATGAGAAATCAATCAGATTTTACTGATTATGATTTTGAAGGTTCTGGTATGAGTGCATTGTTAGATGTTCTCGCATATAATACTCACTACCTTGCAATGAATATGAATATGGTTGCAAACGAATCGTTCCTTGATACTGCGACTGTTCGTTCCTCTATAGTTTCTCATGCAAAGACATTAGGTTATATTCCAAACTCTGCAAGAGCTCCTATCGCAAATGTTAATATAACATTGAATAATATAGGTGCATTAACTTCTGCGACTATTCCAGTAGGAACAATTTTTACCACAGTTATAGATGATGTTAATTATCAATTTGTTACAGTAGCAGAATATTCATCACAAACAGTTAATGGTGTATTGTCCTTTTCTAATATTCCAATCCATGAAGGAACATATGTAACAAATAGATATACAGTTGATACAGATAATGTTGACCAAAAATTTTATGTAAATGATGAGAATGGGGATACTTCTACTTTACTTGTTGATGTATTTAATACTGCATCATCAACCTCATCTACAACATTCACACAAGCGTTAGATAATACTCAAATAAAAGCAGACTCAAATGTTTATTATCTCCAAGAAAGTATTGATGGTAAGTTTGAAATTTACTTTGGTGACGGTATCACTGGTAAAGCATTATCAGATGGGAATATTGTTCGTCTAAGATATGTTGTAACAAACAAAACAAAAGCAAATGGTGCAACTTCTTTTAGTACATCTGCGACTATTACTGGTATAACAGATATTACAACTGCAACTGTTTCAGCCGCTTCTGGTGGTGCAGAGAAAGAAAGTATTCAATCTATTAAATTTAATGCACCTCTAGATTACGCAGCTCAAGGTCGTGCAGTTACAGTTAATGATTTCAAAGCAATTGTACCAAAGGTTTATGCAAATGCAAAATCGGTTCAAGTGTATGGTGGTGAAGATAATGATGTTCCAGTATTTGGAAGAGTTTATATTTCTATTGTGCCAACAGCTGGTTCTATTACTGAGTCTGCAAAAAATCAAATTGTAAGTGATTTAAAAAATACATATACTATTGCGTCTGTTACACCAGTAGTGATTGACCCAGAGTATACTAAGTTAAGATTGAATGTAAACTTTGTATACAATTCTAAGAATACAATTAAAGCAAAAGAAACTTTGGAATCAAATGTTCTGACAACAGTTACAAACTTTAATACAAACAACTTAACCAACTTTGATAGTGCATTTAGACATTCTGCGTTCACTAGATTGATAGATGAAACTGATGATTCAATTACATCTAATATTACAACTGTTAGTTTAAGTAAAGACT